CGATGCGTCCAAATTCCGGCATGTTGAGTAATAGACCGCCCGATTCGATGTTTTTGTTAACACGTGGATCAGCAACCATTACGCCGCTATTGATAAAAGCAGAGTGCTTTTCCGCGTAAAACGCTTGATACTGATCATATTGTTCTGGTGTGATTAAGTCTTTGATTTGTGTGATTAAACTTGCCATTATTCATTTCCTCCTAATTCTTCTTGTTCACTAAAGTAGGTTTCTAGATCATCAGCTTCCATCGCTTCCTCAAAAGAGTTATACGTTTTATCAGTCGCCTGTCCTGCAGATGGATTGTAACCACCCGGCTTAGTGCCTAAATCAAATAAGTATGCATCTGATTTCTGCAGTGCATCGAGTTGCTCTTTTGCACCAGACAGCTCACCGTCTTTAAAGACAATTTTTTCATCATCCAACAATGCAGCAACTGCTTTGGGATTTTTTACTTTTGCTTCAGTAAGCAAAGCAGAAAGGGCCGTATCACGTTGCACTTTCGTGAGCGATTCCTGATACTTTGTTTCTTGTTCTGCATTTTCCTTTTGCAACTCTTTTAGCTGTTTTTTCAGCTCTTCATTATCACTGTTGTCTTTCTGCAGTTTCTTCAAGTCCTCAGCATTTTTTGACACCTGACTCTTTAGTTCTGTTTCCGACTGTTGCAATGTAGCAATTTGAGTGTTAAGTGACTGAACAGTTTGGCCATGCTGTGCCATCACCGCATCTACTTGCTCATCCGACAGCCCTAATTTTTTTAGCTCTTCTCTTTTCATATTGTTCATCCTTTCGAGATTTTACGGTGCAACGACACCGGTTGGATTTGTTAGTTTAACGACATCCCGGTCGTTATTGATGCAAAATAAAAAGCCTAGCAAGCTAGACTGTAAAAGACCTAAATCTTCAAGTTCCCAAACTTCTTCTAATTCGTCATCATTCATAGAGAATACTCTCTTGCCATTGACTGAATGTTTTATAATTCTCAACTGAACCTTTCCCAGTGATTGGATCTCTCTGCCACCTTGATTTAGATTCCCACCCAGCTATGACAGGAACACGAGTACAGCGGCAGTTTGGATGATCTGGACAATCAGGAGCATCCGGATCACCTCGTTCAAATTGTTGGCCATCAAGATCTCCACAGCGATCACATGTATGTGCTTCGAGAGTAGCAAGCCATTCCCACTCTTTGACACCAGTTTCAGCCATTGCTTTATCATTGGCCACCTCAGCTAAATGTGCCGATTCTGTTTGCACTAATGTCGTCATACGATTACGTAACACAGAATCAATACCAAACATCATTTCTTTTACTGTACGGTCAATACCCCAGCCATGCAGTATGGATAAGGACATCGTTTTCGATAAGCGATCAGGAATGGTTTTTAAATGATTTTTCCAAATCCTTCCGGAAAAGTTATTTCCTTTCCATGGCTTGGATATCGCAACTTGCAGTGCATAGCTATTGTATCGACTAAAGTCCAAAGAAAAAGCACCCTGATCCGTCAGTTCATAGATCTGACGGAGATAGCTCTCATTAAGTGATTCTTTTAAATATGATTGCAAAGCTGCTTCTTGATTGTTTCCCATATCGGCTAGTTCGAAGTAAAGCTGTCGTTGAAGCTGATCCAAGCGACTAACTCTTGACTTGAAATACTCACGGTTTAATTCTTGCTCATAACCGCCGGATTTTGCTTTCTGACGATATTGCTCTAAAGTCATTGACCAGGTCTTTTGCTCTTGCTTTGTTAAAAGCTGCTGTGCTTCCTTTGGTGAAATCTTATCGTTATCGGCGTAACGATCCATCCATCGTTGTATTTCTTTATAGGTGGATCTTGATAAGCGCCTATACTCTTTTTGCATCTGTCTGATATATTCTTGATCTCGCAAATCACGATCGATAGATATCTGAAGGTACCGCCTTTGCCAGTATCTCATGGATTACTCCTCTTCTCGATAATCGTCTTCACCACGGAATTCACGTTCTCTTTCCGCCTGTAGGTTTGCAATCTCCGTTTCCCAATTTTCAACAATAGGATTGGCTTTAGCTAAGTTTTCTTCGCTAGTCACAGGTGCTAACTTGCTAATGATGTCGGCTTGTTCGAGATCATTATTAATCGCTGATCGCGTCCACGTCTGCTTGATAGTCACATCAGCATTCGCATTCGAGTACTCTAAGATAAAGCGAACTAATGCCGCAAACCCTAATCGGAACTCGGTTTCTAACATCGACGCTTTAAGTTCAAGCAATGAGTACATGTACTTAAGTGCTGCCCCCGAATTGTTTTGCCCGATATTTTTTTGAGGATCTACGCCTTGTCCGTGGACAAAAATACTTTCCCGTGTCGTTTCTAAGATTTTGGATCTCGCTTCAATCGGAATATCAACTGCTAAAGTTTGAACTCCTCCTTTCGAACCTTGACCGTCATCTTCGACCTTAATCATCTTATATTTTCTCAAATCATCGAGAAACTCCTTTTTGCTTTCTCCCCCGTAATTTGTTAGGACATATATAATTTCTTGGATATCGTCAACATCGTTTACGAATCCGGAAAAAACTTTGTCATAGACATCAATCAATGCTTTATACATCTCTAAGTCAGGCTGTTGTAGTGGATTATTCCGTAATGGAATGAATGGTATTTTTGACCAACCATGTTTATACGTGTTAGATTTTGACCGCTTCTCATTTGTACCAACATCGATCATGTCAAATACATTGTGTTCTTCCAAATCTTCTATTGGCTTGCCTTTAGGTCTTGAGTAGGCGCTGCACTCTTCATTATTCCAAAACTCATAAACAAGATTGACATCACCTTGTTCGTCAAAATCTTCGTAGATCCTCAATACACCTTCAAGATGGTTTGCTAAACGTTTGGAGTAAATTGGAATGATCTGTTTTGAATCTATAACAGCGTATCTAAAGAAGTCTTGCTGTTTTTCATCTCTCCATACATGTAGCCATGCAACACCTGCATTGCTTGCATTTATACATAAATCTTTAGCAACTTTGGGATAAACATCTCCTAACAACTTTACAATTTCCTCGTTCAAGTGTTTGTCATCAACGTCAAACAAAGGCGGTACTGTCATTGCATAAGCAGCTTTTTGATTAACGAGAAGCTGATGAAAAGAGTGGCTTATCCGATTGTCGGCATTTCGCAAAGGATTGTCAGGATCGTCATCCTTCAATTTTTCTGCCAGCGGATTTCGTTTACGCAAAATATCATTTTTGTTTTGATAGTAAAGTTCAGATTTACGAATCTTTTGGTTTCTGGCAGGAAATCCTTTATAGTTTTCACTAATAATTCTTTTTACCGTTTCTAAATCCAAGTGGCACCTCCTATTTCATGATTCTAATACCTGCAGCACGAGTGCGTAATATGGTGTAAATGAAGTATCGATCCGCATCCATACAATGGTCATGCTCTTTTGTGGGCTTATCTTCCCCACGTTCGGCAGCTTTCTTATCCCAAATGTATGATCCAAATTCAACAAATGTATGCTTACACTTGCTAGACCATTTAACCTTTTGCGTGTCCATGCATGCAAGCATTGTTCGTATACCATCCAGTACATCGTTCTTTGCTGATTTAACATTAAAACTAGCTTCTATTAACGCTGCTTTGAAAGATGCCGCTGAAGGATCTAAAAGTATCTTTGTTTTTTTCTTGCTTAATTCGTTATCGGAAAAGAACTTTTCCATATCACTGACAAACTGAGCGTCCGTCTTTTGTTTGCTGCTTTTTCTTCCAGAGTAATAATACTCGTCTCGACAATACCAAAATGGCAACTCATCGCCTTCGTCATTTAATGGTAGCCCCCACAGTTTGAACACTGTAGCGTTTTGTGTTCCATAATCGACACTGACATAGTTTTTCTTGTAAGTCGTCTCAGGTGGCAAATCAATAACCATTGTGGACTTGTCGAAGTTATCAAATATGATCCCTTCCGACAATACCCATAATCCTCGAATGAAGCGATCAAAGAACACGCCAGAATACATTCGCTTGTAACGATCAATGACACGCTGACTCAATGACGGATTATCTTCCATAGTGAAATGAATCCGGATTGCATGCTTCTCTGTCAGCTTATCGATCCATTCCACCTTAAACCAATGGTGCGGGCCAGCTGGATTACAGTTGAACCATGCTTTAGAGCCTTCAACGGATAGACGCGCTGTCGCCTGATTTACAAACGACTGTGGCATCAAGGCAACTTCGTCAAAAAAGAAACCAGCCGCAGTTAACCCTTGGACAAGGTCTTGTGACGCTTCATCTTTACCACCAAATAAGAAAAAATAGTTTGTTTTTCCATCGCGACTGATTTCAAGGATGTTATCTGTTCGATTATCCTTGACAGAATAACCACGCCCTCGAAGCATCTTTTTCAGCGGCCTGATCACATTACGTCTTAATGAGCCAATTGTCTTTCCAGCCATTCCGAACTGTTCTTCGTCAAACTTAGTCATTGCCCAAATAATAAAAGATAATGACATGATGACCGTCTTGCCAGCACGAACAGATCCATCACAAATGATCGCTTCTTTGTCCTTGTATTTGGGATTCTCCCACCATGTGAGAACTTGTTTTTGCTTCTTCGAGAATGGTTGGAACTTAAACACCACTGACGTTTTAGGCTTACGTTTCGATGTTGTCATCGTCACCCCACACCTCCTGGTCAGTTGCAGCTTGTTTGATAGCATCGATGAATCCGTCGTCACCGACCTCTTCCGGATCCAAATCACCGGTTTGAAGTTTAAGTTGTCGAATTTCAACGTCAAGTTTCTCTGACTGTCGATCAAATAATGTCTTGCGGTTTTCATTTAAAGTTAGCTCGTTCAGTTGTTTGACTGCACGCTGCAGCTGAGCACTGACTCTAGTCAAAGCTTCCTCAATGGAGAGTAAATCATCTATCTTACGAAAAGAATGTTCTTTCATCTCGGTCAATACTAAATCAGGCACCTCAACTTGTATTTTTTGTCCCGATTTTTTGGATTCAACCAAGGTTTTGCGCCCTCTCAACTCAAAGAGCTGTTCTGTCTCTTTCTCAGTCAAGCCAGCTTCTGCATCGGCTATTCTTTTCATCATTCGACGTTGCCGAATTTTTAAAAGACGAATTTCATCCGACATAATAAAAAAAGGATCATCATCCAAATTTGAATAAAGATCCTTTTCTTCTTCAGTTAGATATTCAGCAAAGATAGTTTCATACTCGCCTGTTTTCAACGCATTTTTGTTACCTGGCGGCGCTGATGCTCGACTATTCCCCTTGTTGCCTTCAGCGTTTTTGTTGCCAGGTGGCGCACCGCCACGATTGGTAACGTTACTTTTGCGATTGGTAACATTACCTTTCAATTCTTCGGCCCATTTATCCTGCGATTTCCACTTCCGGATTTGCGAATCAGAAACATCTAGCTCTTTTGCAATTTCTTTCAAAAGCTTTTCGCCATCGGATTTTAACCAAATTTCTCTTGCTTGATTCCTTCTGGGGTCTCGTTGCCTAGCCATTCAATATGCACCACCTCACGATCACTAATTTAGTTGAGTTTTGTTTTATAAATTGTTTATTTCTTTTATTGTTAATCTACCTTCAAGCATTAACTTATGCATTAAATTTCTACCATGGTTTTCATTGTTCATTGTTTTCCCATATTTCCCCAGCAAATTCGCAACAAGGCCTGCATGCTCAGTTAAGATTTCTTGAGAAGTCTTATCACCATATGGGGAGCAACAAAATGTCAGCGAAACATTACTGTCATATAAATTATAATAGTCAAAAATAGACTGAAAATATGAGTAATCCAAAACACTTAGTGAATGTCCATAAAAGAAAATGTTTTTCAAGTCATTTTTGTTGTTAATATATACTGAGTCTCCGTTATTTTTGTTGATTTGAACCATTTTTCTAAAGGTTTTCGTATACTTATATATCAGAGAGTTAGGACTGATTTCATCTTGATCAATTCCAAAGATAATGTTATTATTTCTTAGTTTACCGTGAACATTAGTGATCTTACTTCTTAAACAGCTTGGCTCAGTGTAATTAAATGATAAAGCTTCAACATCATCAATTGAATTGTCCTCGCCGATTATTTTGCGTATTAAAAGTTCTGATATATAAGAATAGTCATAAGTTTCGTAAATTTTTTCTGCTAAAAAATCAGAGAATGCAGATTCAAATTCAATTAATTCACTTAATAAAAAATCATCAAGATTTTCTTTACTCCAGTAACGTTCTTTCGGAATCACATAATAAGCTAATATGCTACATTTAAGTAAGGATATTTGTATGCTACTTTTTAATTCCCTCCTAAGACCGGGAATTCCCTTGGTCATATGCTGCCCTAGATTTGAATAATTTCTAGACAGATCAATTTCTTTCAAAATATCTAACATATTTTGTTCTACATTGTGCCAGTTTCTCATTGGCTTTAGATCTTTATTCGCTACGAACAGTAAATCCCAGAAAGTAAGTTTCGCATCTGTTATTAGATTATAGACATTTTCATGAATTTTATATCCATCATATTCTTCATCTTGATTGAAAGAAAGTGAACGATAGCTGAAACTTAAATCAAGTTTTGTAAAAAATGATTCTAACTTTTCCTCCACTTCTTTAGAAATTCTAGCATCAAAAAAATCCGTATAAGTAGATCTAACCCCACACTTTAAGTCAAAACCATTTCCTAATACTATCAAATTTGAACTCATAGTTTACCCTCCATATCTAGTACTATTATACAAGATAGTTTGATAGTTGTGGTTATCTCTCAATATCTTTTAACATCAAATCAGCTTCGATCAATACCTTCAGATCACTGACAGAATTGAGTTTGATCTCCCCTGACTGCAAGTTAGACAGCCATTTTCCAAGTGCAACTCGAATGATTCGCTTGTACTCATCGACTGTTTCTGCCCTTTCTTCAGCTTTTTTTATTTCGTATTCGATATCAAAATCTTCTGTTCCCATTGTTTGACACCTCGCATTAGATTATAATGCTAAAAGACACAGAACTGAGGTAAAAGCACGCGCGTGTGGTTTCTGTGTCTTCGAGTGTCAAAGCTCGTTGAAGGGTCGGTGTTAGCGCACCGGCCTCTTTTTTATTAATAAGCTCCTTTCAAATGACTTCGTTGCAAGTTCCCAAAAGTGAGCTTTATAACCTAGTTTATTAAAACTGCAGTTTTTCCGGTAGCTTTCTCCCATCGGTCTATGATCACATCACAAAAAATCGGATCAAGCTCCATTGTGTAACACGTTCGCTGCAATTGATCGCAAGTCATTAACGTACTTCCGGATCCTCCAAAGAGATCCACAACTATATCTTGACGTTTCGAGCTATTTCTCACCGGAATTGCAATGAGAGATAGCGGCTTCTGCGTTGGATGATAGTATTTCATTGCATCATCTTTAGAAATCTGCCAAACGCTGACGTCGGGAATGTCTTGAATCAAATCGTCTTTCCAGACAGTAGTTTGTTTTCTATCGCCATACCACTCCGGAGATTGGCCTCTAAGGTATGCATAAAACACTGGTTCATGTTGCCAACGGTATTGACTCCATCCAAAGGTCGCGTTGTTCTTGACCCAAATACATTGTGATCTAACGTCAATTTCTGCAGCATTCATCGCATTTTCAAACTCACGTTGATATGACGATCCATGGAAGACATAAATTGCCGCTTGGACATGCATGAGTTGAGCGTAATTAAGAAAGACTTGCTCTAAAAAGCCCACAAATGCATCGTGATCCAAGTTATCGTTTAGAATTTCCCCACGTCCGGTATTCGTTAGTTCCTCACTTGTAGATTTAACTGCAACGTTGTAAGGCGGATCCGTTACAACTAAGTCTGCTTTATTTCCTTGCATTAAGCGATCAACATCAGTTTGATCAGTCGAATCTCCACAAAGCAAAAAATGATTACCTAGTTGCCATAGTTGGCCACGTTTTGTTTTAGGTTCTGGATGGTCTTCAATAAATTGATTCACATCAAAGTCGTCTTCAACAATTGGTTGATTAATATCTTCTTGATAATCAAAAGCCGCAATTAAATCGTCAACTTCTTCAAAGTCAAAACCACTTAAAGAAACATCGTCTTCACTTAGCTCTTTTAAAAGAACAGCTAATTTCTCTTCATCCCATCTGCCGGAAATCTTATTGAGAGCCAAATTGAGAGCTTTTTCCTTCTCAAGATGTAAATCTACGGTTGATACCTCTATCTCGTCAAACAAGCCCAAATCACGAGCCACAGCGACACGCTGATGCCCTCCTACGAGATTCCCGGTCTGGACATTAAAGATTGGCGGATCTACAAACCCAAATTCTAAGATCGACTGTTTCAATTTCTCGTACTCTTCCATCCCCGGCTTTAGTTCAACTCTAGGATTGTAATCTGCAGCTTTAAGATCAGCTAGTTTCATTTTTGATATCTTCATAGTTTCCTCCCAAAATAAAAAAGCCTCTGATTTAAGAGACTTTTATAGAAATCCTTTCACATAAATGCCAATGGAATCGTTCAAATTAATGCCAAACTTTTTCTCGAAGTTTTGATAAGCTTTCATTTTCTTGTCGTGACTTTTAGCATTTGCAATACGGTCGTAAGCTTTTCTCCACTCAGGATTGTTTTTGATTTTCGTAGCTAATTGTAATGCGTTCATTTGATCAAATCCCTTCGTTTGTGTTGGTAACATGTTAACTCTGATAAGCAGATTATGTGTTAAAAGGATTGATTAGTATCTTATGAATTTGATGTGAAACCAAGAGAAAAAGACAGCACTAGCGAATTTCGAAATAAGGTGCTTCACCTCGCTTCAAAAAATTGTGCTGTCTTTCGTATCCATCAAAGAAGTAAAGCGATGAGGGATTAGCCCCCTTTCAGTTATTGAATAGTGTGAGTAGTCCAACAACCGGCTCTCCGTTTCTTCTACGCTATTACTATAACCCGTTTAAATCAAGAAATATACACAGGCTTTGAGGTCGCATTTTGTGTCAATGTCAAAACAAGCGCAACTGATTCTGGTCTGCTGCATAATAATCAATTTCTTCTTGCTTCTTTAAGCGATCCTCTCGCCTTGCCTCGTACTCATCAACAAACGACAACGTCTTTCGAATCTCAGTATGCCGCTTTCTTATATAAGACACGCTGTAACCTGTAGCCTCTGCTATATCATAAACATCCATGTCATCAATATATTTTAATTTTACAATCTGATTGTCTGCTCCGCTGAAAGAATCGATTAATTCCATCAGTTCAATTTTTTCTTTTTCAAGCAGCTCTAATTCAT